ATGTGCCATGTGGCTAGCTCCGTGTTGCTCCAAGGACGGAACGTATTGTACATTACGCTTGAAATGGCAGAGGAGAAAATTGCTGAACGAATTGACGCAAATCTCTTAAATGTTAATATCAAAGATATTGAAACATTGCCAAAAGTAATGTTTGATACGAAAGTAAATAATATTGCGAAGAAAACACAAGGAACTCTGATTATCAAAGAGTATCCAACTGCTTCGGCACACGCAGGTCATTTTAGAGCACTTCTTAATGAACTCTCTCTTAAGAAATCATTTAAACCTGATATTATTTTCATTGACTACCTTAATATTTGTGGGTCCTCAAGATATAAGAGTAATTTTTCAGTCAATTCTTACTCTTATGTCAAAGCAATTGCGGAAGAACTTCGTGGTCTTGCAGTTGAAGCAAATGTTCCAATTGTTTCCGCTACCCAGACTACTCGTAGTGGTTTTTCTAGCTCCGATCCTGACCTTACTGATACTAGTGAATCCTTTGGTCTTCCTGCTACTGCTGACCTTATGTTTGCCCTTATTAGCACAGAAGAGTTGGAGGGGTTGGGACAGATTATGGTGAAACAATTGAAGAACCGTTATTCTTCAACTGATAAATATAAGAGGTTTGTTGTTGGTGTTGATAGAGAAAAAATGCGTCTCTATGATTGCGAACAATCTGCACAAAAAGATATTATTAATTCTGGAAAAGATGAGGAATACGAATCACCAGAAAGAAATAGTGAATCAAAAACTAATAAATTTTCTGGATTTAAATTCTAATGGGAATTATTTACTGTATTCATAATTTAACTACTGGTAAAAAATACATAGGACAAACTGTAGAAAAATTACAGAGAAGAATTCTTCGTCATTTTAGAACAATTAATGAAACTAAAATTAGTAGAGCAATACAAAAATATAGTAAATATAATTTTGTTTATGGTATACTTGAAGAAGTTGAAAATATAAATCTATTAGATGAAAGGGAAAAATATTGGATTCAATATTATGATACTGTAAATAATGGATTTAATATCAAAGAAGGTGGTAAGTGTTCTAGAGGATTTAAACAATCACAAAGTTCCATAGAAAAAAGAAGGCAAAAACTTCTTGGTAAAACTTTAAGTGAAGAACATAAACAAAAATTAAGCAAAGCACATAAAGGAAAAGTTCTTTCAAAAGAAACAGTTGATAAAATGATTGTATATAAAACTGGAAGAAACTTGACTGAAAGTTGTAAAGAAAAAATTTCAAAGTCTCATTGTAAAAATACATATGAACTGGAAAATAAAAATGGAATGGTATTGATAATAAAAAATTTAGCAAAATTTTGTAGGGAAAATAATTTTTCTCAAAGTTATTTTACTAGAATTTTAAAAGGGGAAAGAAAAACTTATAAAGGATGGAGCATAAAAAAACTTGACTCAGGACAAGAAGAAGAGTATACTTATGAAGAAGATAAAAAAAGTAAATTTTCAGGATTTAAATTTTAAATACTATGACTCAACGAATTGATTTTGGCAAATATCAAAACTTTGTAGATGCTGTTACAAGTGATGCATCTAAAGATTTTCTTGCTCTTTCTGACCGTATGGTTCAGCTGGATGAAAAGGGTGCAAATATCGAAAGACTCCTAACTGCTGGTGTTGGAATTAATGCTGAAGGTGGTGAATTCCTTGAAATTGTAAAGAAACTTATTTTTCAAGGTAAGTCTTGGAATGATGAGACTCGCACGCACTTAATTAAGGAACTTGGTGATACTTTATGGTATGTTGCTCAGGCTTGTATTGCTCTTGATGTTTCCTTTGATGAAGTGGTTCAAACAAATATTGATAAACTGATGAAGCGTTATCCAGATGGATTTTTTGACGCATATTATAGTGAAAATCGTGAAGAGGGAGACATTTGATGAGCAAAAACGTAAGTATTAAAATTGATTTGATTTCTGCGGCAACTGTGAGGCAAGTTCTTTTTGACGCACAAAAAGGATATAGTTATGAGTTTCCAACGGAAAGGATTAATAAAATTCGAGAAGTAATTGGTCTTCTTGATGAGAAGATCGAAGAACAAGTAAAAGAATAAATTTTAACTCTCTCTTTCTAAATACAAGAAAGGGGGGGATTTTTTATGTCTAATCCAGCACTAGCAGGAAAACAATATGAGATTACTCTTAGAAATAAATTAAAATCAGTTTTTAAAAATATTCCAAAAAATGCTGGATTTGGAAGTGGTCCAGACTTAACTATACCTTCTGTTAACAATCCAGGACAGACACTTTTAGTTGAAGCAAAAACAACCACACAGGCTGACTTTGGGCAAAAGGCAATCACATTTAATGGAACTTCTTGGGTCGCAAAATTTGATGGAACAGAACCACAATCAATAGTTAGTTTGTATAATTATCTTTATTCGCAATATGATGTAGATAGAAAAATACAACAAACTTGGGGACTACCAAATAATGAATTGACTGCTACTGATTTGCGAGATATTATCAATAATAATAGTCTTGGTAAAGTTTTATATTATGAAAAACTTTTAATTGAAAAAACTGGAAAAGCAAATCCATTTCCACAAACAACAATAGCATCTGGACCAGATATTGTTTCTAAAATTATATCTTATTATAATAGTAAGGGTATAAATTATATACAGATAAAAAATGAAGGATTTTATATTCTTGGTAATGATAGAATGGGTTTAAATTCAAAACTTCCAATTGATATACCAAGATTTGCTCCATCATCTGCTAGTTTAGTTGTTAGAGGTAAAACAAGTAATAGTAATGGAACATTTAGACCAACATTAACATTAAAAAGTGAAGGTGTTGCGAGAAGTAATTTTTCATTAGATGATGCTAATGATTTGAGATTACTTCGTGACAGTTTCTAGTGAATAAATAACTAAAAATACCATATAAATGAAAAGTTTTGCTAGATTTATTAAAGAAGCAGTAGAAACACTTGCGTCTACTGAAGCAAAGAACCGCGGACTTAAAGGAAACGGTCATGGTGATTGGTATGATACTCAAGGAAATTTTGTAGCAAAAACTGTAGGTGGAAAGTTAAAATATTTCGGTCAAGGTGGTGCTGACGAACAACAGCAACAAGGAGAAAAGAAGAAGGCAACAGTAAAACAGAAACAGAAAGCACCACAACAAGTAGCACAGCAGCAGCAAGCAGAACCAGAGCAAGTGAATGGTGTTGCTATTGTAATTGGAAGATTCAATCCACCATCCAAAAATCACGGAGCATTATTGAAAGCAGGATATTCTCAGGCAACTCGAAGAAGATTTGAGTTTAGAGTTTATCCAAGTCGTATTGAAGATGGAGCAACAAATCCACTCAATCCAGGATTGAAGATTTCTTATATGCAATCGATGTTCCCAGAGTATGCGGAGTATATTGTAGATAGTGATAATGCAAAAACTATTTTTGATGTTTTGGGTTCTGTGTATGATGATGGATATACTGATGTTGTAATCATAACGGGACAAGATAGACTTGGTGAATTCCAAAGTTTAGTTCATAAAGGAGACGGACAGCAATATCAGTTCAATAATATTGAGGTAGTCCCATCTGGAATAAAAGACCCTGATAGTGATGTTGAAAGTCCTGGTTCTTCTGCGATGATGAGAACAGCAGCAGCAACAGGAGATTATGAAAGATTTGCTACTGGACTTCCAGCAAATATGGATACCGCAGAGAAACAGGAAATGTTTAATACTGTTTCTCGTTCAATGAAAGTGAGTGAAGATACTGAAATCTGGAAGATTGCTCCGGAATTGGATTATGAGGGAATGAGATGGAATTATAAAAAGAATGGTTTATTTGATGTTGGTGCTTTGGTAGAAAATTTAAATAGTGGATTAGTTGGAAGAATTCTTCGTAGAGGAGCAAATCATTTAATTTGCGTAACGAAAGAAGGTGTGATGTTTAAGAGTTGGTTGAAAGATGTTCGTGAAGTTTATGAGGTTGGGACTTGTGAATACAGAGCACATACACAAAAGATGACACCAGGACAACCAGTAAATTCTTATACTGATGTTAAAATAAAACCAACAATGAAGAAAAATATAAATACCAGTAGGAAAAAAGTATCTAAGTAAAATGAGACCTTGGAAGGAAATTATCACTGAAGCAAAAGATAAAAAAAATATGACTGCTGCTGAAATTAGAAAAGCAGGTGAAGCAGCATTGAAAGACGAACAAACAAAAAATAAAAAGGAAAAACAAGCACAAGCACAAAAATCAAAAAATAAATACTATAAGTTAGCAAAAAAAAGGGAGAAGAGAAAAGGTGAACAACTTAAATTCTCTATCGACCAAGCTAGAAAAAATGCTGAAGCAAGGAAAAATAAAGAATTAGAAGATATTAAAAATAAACCCAGACAAGCTGCAAGTGCTGCTCTTTCTGATATTAAAACACAATCAATTTCACAGAGAGATAGTGATGCGACTGCTTATACAAAGGTAGTTGGAAATGTTTCATCTCTTGCTGGTGGAATTGCGAAAGCAGGGATTGGTTACGCTGTAGCAAAACATAAAGCAAAAAAAGCAGCAGCAGAGGCAGAAAAAAATGATGTAGAAAGTAAAATACCAAAGAAGAAACCAAGAAAAAGTGGACTTTTAGGTGGTAGACCTCCCAGTGGAGGGCAAACTCCTCCTTCTGGTGGTAGTCCAACTCCTCCTTCTGGACCAAATGGACCAAAACCTCCTGCTGGACCAAAGGGTCAAGAAGCAAAACCAACAAAACGTGTTGCACATAAAGCACCAACCATATATGGATTTCCTGTTGGAAATCAAGCTAGATCAATTGCACTTGCTGGTAAAACTATATCTGGAAAATTTTCTACTATTGGACGAGGTGGGGAAAATGCTCTTAGCAGAAGAATTGATAAAGCAAATAAAGTAAAAAGACCATACAAAGGAAATACATCAAACATTAAAGAAAAATATTCCAATTGGAGAGATGAATTTCTTATTGAGCAGGGATTGCTTTTTGAAGTTGAAGATGAGACTAATAAAACTGATAAAACAGAAAAGAAAAAAATTATTGATGTGATGCGTGGTAAAAATAAAATTGAAATCAATCCAA